CCGTGGACCGGGGGGTAGTAGGGTATAGCCAAAGCCGACCGCAAGCGGCGTTCCATCAAGGTTGAAAACATAGGCTGGGCCGCATTTGCTTTTGCACCAAGCAAGGTTGCTATCAACGTGGATGCACTCAAATTCACCTTGGCTCTTGCTTTGGTATGTCTCGCCTATCTCTACAAAGTTCTTGGTCATCACATTCCTCCTTTATGCATTGTCATAACAGCGCAGCCGTCACCGGATGGCATCGTCTTATATTCGTGGCAGGACGGGCAAAACAAAGACAAAGCATCCTTGACCATTGCGTGCATCCGTTCGTGATCGGCTCGTTCGTCTGGCGACATCGCGTCAAGAATTTCTTCGTCAGTGTCGAACCAATAGTCCAGCCGTTGCAGTGTTTGTGCGACGCTAGTCATCACAAGCCTCCATTGATAAGCGCATCAACCGCGTCTTTCAGATCGTGATATGCATTGCGCCGAGCAATCATCGCGCTTTCGATGGCGTCATTGTCGCTCGGCACAACGGCGCGGTTGCGGGCGTATGTCTCGCGCTCCATTGCAGCTTCTATGCGCTGCACGGCTGCTTTGATGGCGAGGTGATGTGTTAGAATGCTCATTGTGTCTACTCCTTTTCACTACCCTACTATTGCACAACCCTATTTAGTGTTGCAACCCCCTTTCGATTTGTGTATCAAATTAGCAGCCGCTCCGGGCGCGCTCACCATTCGGCGCTGTAGCCCGACACTACAACGTGAACCTTATGGATAAAAACTTACGCTAGTCGTAGGGTCCGGGGCGGTCACCAAAGCAGGAGATGCAAAATGAAACGCACCAAAGTCATTCACGCCCGTGTCACACCCGAAGAGCATGAACAGATCGCCAAGGCCGCAGAAGAAGCTGGCCTGTCAATCACCCGGTATGTGCTGCGGCAGGTGTTGGGCAAGGCGTAGCGCCTACGCTTTTAACGCTGTAAGTAAAGACGCCTGCGTGGCGTCTTTTTCTTTAATGACAGACAGAACACGCTCATCAATAGTGTCTTCACATACGATGTGAACAATCCGCACAGGGCGGGATTGCCCTTGGCGATGCAGGCGCGCATTGAATTGTTGGTAATACTCAAGCGACCAGTTAAGACCAAACCAAACGCACAAAGAGCCACCGCGCTGAAGGTTTAGGCCATGTGCAGCGCTGGCCGGATGCGCCAAAAGCATTTTGATTTCGCCCCTGTTCCAAGCGTCAATCGTCTCTTGCTTTTGGTCTAAGACAACGGCGTTAGGAAACCGGGCTTGCAAACGATCCTGATCGCTCCTGTAGTTATACGCGACAAGCATATTCTCACCCGCGTTGTCGTCAACAATCTCTGCCAACGCGTCCAGCTTTGCCTTATGGGTTTCGGCCCAATTCTTGTTTTCGTCGGTGTAGACCGCGCCGTTTGACCATTGCAAAAGCTTGTTCGCCAACGCAGCCGCGTTCAGCGCTTCAATTTCTTCGCCGTCATTAAATTCAGCAAGCATCGTGCGCTCAAATTCTTTGTAGTCACTCAAGGCGCTTGTCGGCATTGCGATCTTTTGCTCAACGTCAATTCGATCTGGCAATTCCAAATAGTCATCGGCACTCATATGGATAACCTTACCTGAGATCAAACCGTGTATCTTTTTGTCACTACCCGCCCTTGGCTCAAACTTTCGGCCCCAATAGTCAGGCTCAAAAAAGCGTTGCTTGTAACCTGTCAGAGTTCGCCCAAGGCGTTCGCCATAGTCGATCAGATACATCTGCGACCAAAGATCAAGCAACCCGTTTGGCGACGGTGTGCCAGTTAGCAAAACAATGCGCTCAATCATTGGCAGGGCTTTACGCAAAGCCTTAAAGCGTTTGGCAGATGCGTTCTTAAACGACGAACTTTCATCAACCACCACCGTATCAAACGGCCAATCCTTGCCATATTTCTGAAAAAGCCAAACAACATTTTCGCGGTTGATCACATAGACATCCGCATCGCGACTCAAAGCGGCCATACGAGCCTTTTCCGACCCCGTGCAGACCGACACCCGCAAATGCTTTAGATGCTCCCACTGGCGCGCCTCTTGCGCCCACACGCTGTTTGCAACGCGCAGCGGGGCAATCACCAAAACCTTATTGGCCACAAAGCCGTCAATCATGTCGGAAACAGCGGTTAGGGTAGATACACTTTTGCCCATACCCATGTCCAAAGCCAACATGCAGCGGCTTTCGCTCCAAATAAAATCAACCGCCCGGTGCTGATAGCTGTGAAGATCATCCCTCGAAAGCACGAGCATCCTCCATATTATCAATAACGCGCACATCGCAGCCAAGGGCTCGTCGCTTGGCGTGATCCCGTAATTGCAATTCGGTCGGCTTTTTGCCGGGGGCTTTCAGTTCAACGAAAATGATCTGACCACCCGGCATTGTCACAAGGCGATCAGGTACAGAGTGTTTTGCGGGGCTTGTGAACTTTTCGGCGGTGCCCCCAAGCTGCTTGACGCGGGCCACAAAAGCCCGCTCAATATCGCGCTCAAGCATGGCGCTCACCATGCTCAAATCGGGTTGATCTTGCTTTTTTACAAGCGGCAGCAATGCGAGGCCCAATCCTTTTTTTATATTCCCCCTCCCCAAGAAGTAACAAACCCTTATGCGGGCTAACCCCACAGTTTAAAATTCCGATTTCAGAATCATGGTATCCACCGCTCGGAGTTTCAAAATCGCATGGCTCGCAACCATACATATCGGCCCCTCGACCTGAAAAATCATAACCAGATGCCGGGTCGTTAATGTATCCGCATCGCGGGCACATTATGTTTTCTTCAACATAACCACTATCTGTACGAGTTTTACGTGCGAAATGATCAACAGGGTCACCGGAAAGCAACGCCGCGCGGCGAACAACATAATTCCCCAAATCAAAATCGCGCTGCTCCAAACCATTTAATGCTGACAAAAAAGCAGAAAACTTTTTATCTGACAAAACGCCATTTGGTTTTATTTCATACCATATGTTGTTTCCTTGAGGGGTTTTTACCCGAAAATCTGGTAAATACCAAACACCGTTAAGATCAAAACCCTCCGGTTCATATTCCCATTGAAACCCCAGCGCGTCAAAAAACACGGCCCATCGCGCTTCAAGGCGGCTGCGGAAACGATATCCTTTGTATTCCGTTTCAATAGCTTTAAGCATCATTTACTCCCATTTGTTTAAAGACCATCTGCGCCATGCCAACATATCGCTCAAAGTCAACGTCGCTTGGAAACTCGTCTGGCAAGTCAAGGCAAGGCTTTGCGCCATCGCTTTGAGGAACCTTGTTTGAGTTTTTGGCGTAAGAGATTGTTTCATCTGGCCCAACGTCTGCGCTGTAGTAAAACCGAACAGCCTTACCGATAGGCTGGTCGCGCCAGACAGCGCCGCCTGTCACCTTACGCAGCATTATGAATTTGTTTATGTCTCGGCAGTCTTGAATGATCTGCTTGTAGTCAGCGGAGCCTGACAAGTGCGCCGACACGGCGTCTGAGACAATCGAAAACTGTGGATTTTTCATCAAACCCGGATCAGAAAACGCGCCTTTGCATTTTAACGACCCGTCAGGCTTAACGGCGATGTAGTTATTCACGTCGCGTCTGTGTAAAGACCGATAGTCGCTACGCTCCAACTCGTATGACGTATCAAGTTCCCAGTTAAACATCACGTCAGCTATTTCTGGCTCAAGTTCCTTCTTGCCAAAAACAACAATGCCGTCAGTGTTGGCGCTGACGACCTTTGCGCCAATCGCTTCAACGCGTTCAACCAGCATAAGCAGCGCAAGCTGGCCAGTGATCGTTGTCTGAATAAGAAGGTTTGGCGCGTAAAGAGTTGAATACTTGCTGCCTAACTTACCAAAGCTCCCATTGACGACAATTTTTAAGGTGTCGGCGGTTACCTTATCGCCTGCGCGCTTGGCCGCTATTCGCGTCTCAACGATGTCTTTGTAAACGTCTGAAAAGGTCGTGCCCATCGTGTCTGGCGCGATCTTTTGTTGCAAGATGATTGACGGATAGTAAGACGCCACGTCAAAATCAGCTAAAAAATGATCGTCACCAGCCACAACGCTTTGCGCCTTTTCGCACGAATGCAAGCCGCCAATTCCCATTTGGTATTGGTTATCGCCAATGGTGACTTTGGTTTGCTTCAGCCAATCGGGCATTTTGATTGAGCCGTTTGCGGAAAGTTCAAAATCATGCTCAATTAACCGAGTAAAAACATCCCGAAGTTCTTGCCCCTCAAATTTTATGACCCTTGGGTCTGTGTATTTATACGTTTGCCCGTCATCAATTTTCGGCGGACGCAAAGTCTTACCGCTGATCTTTTCAATTTCGTGCTTTAAAACTGTTTCCGCGATCTGCGCGTCAGACTTAGAGCGAAGATCAACGCCATACTGCTTGCCCATATCAACGCGCAATGCGATTTGCTTTTCGACTTTGCGGTAAAGGGCTTCAGTTACGCGCACATCGTTTATGCAGTATTCTTCCAGCAGTTCGCGCTGATCCGCGGCAATGTTTGCGTCAGGCTCAATAGGCAGGTCTTGCAGCTTGGGATAACCAATTCGCCCAGCGTAAACCTTTAGGCTGGCTTGACCGGGGATAACGTCAATCAGGTCAATGTGATCCCAACGCTGCGGCGGGCTTACATCAAAGTCGCGGGCAACTTTCCAGCTAGGCATATTCGACTTTATAATTTCGTCGCTAAGTCTTTTTAATTCCTTGCAGGAGCGGTTTTGCAATGCCGCCTCAATCATAAAAAGGTCATATCCGTTGCCGTTGAACGACATCGTGGTGTTAGTGTTCATAAGTTGCGACACACGAGAAACGTTCAACGGGTGGCCGTCAAACATTTTGAATGTCGCCACTTTGTGGGTTTCGGAATTTAGGAATGCGATCATAAAAAAGTTACGATAACACTCAACGTCAAGAATTAGTGGCATGAGGGGTGGCCTCCGTTTCGCCTATGGTTTGCGGGGCAGAGTGCCCGCCCCGCAATTTGAAAACTTACACAAAATCTTCCATGTCGTCGTCATCGCCAAAGGCGTCAAAGTCTGAAACGCTGGCGCTGACACCACCATCACCAAACGGCCCATCGTCCTTGAAGAATTGGACTCCCAACAGGTTGGCGTTGATCCGCTTGCCCCACTGATTGTTCTGCGCCCAAAGTTCAATAATACCGTTGACCCGGCACCCAGAGTAAATCCGGTTATCGTCTTCGCTCAGTGGCGTTTTGTCCCGATCAATAACAATCGGTCGTTTGGCATTGCTCGCCTTGATCGTAAAGTGACCCTCGTATTCATCGCGGCCACTGTCGTCGCCATCTTTCAAACAAATCTTATCGGAGGGCAGCTTTGCGCCCTTCAGATTGTTTTTCAGCATGTCAGCAATCGCGTCCTTCATCTCAGCGATCACGTCAGCGTCTTCATTCTTGTCCAGCAGGAACGTGCCCTCAAACTTTGTTTCCTCACCGTTAAAGACAGCTTTGCGGAACAAAGACGGGAACGAGATACGAACGTTTTTAACCTTAATCTTAGCCATGTTTTATCCTTTCAGGCTTTCAGTTTTAGCGTCGGA